AAATCAATAAAAGAAGAATTTTTCGGATTCAATTATAGTTCATCAATTGACCCAACTGGTTCGTATTTAGCTCCATATATAACAACTGTAGGACTTTATAGTGGTGCAGATTTAGTTGCGGTTGCTAAATTGGGTATGCCAATTAAAAATACCGGTGAATTACCATTAAATATTTTGGTAAAATGGGATATTTAAACATATTTATAAAAAGAAAGTATAATATATGCCAACACCAGTAAATAGAGAATCTTTAAACAAGGGTCTAGAAGAAAGATATAAAACTCAAAGTTCAGGAGGTGCATTTAATGCTAAGGACATTAATACCAAACCAGATTCTATAACAACTGGTCCAAATCCTTCTGCAAAAGGTCAACAATTTACTATTGATAAAGGCGGTTTTAGAGTAAAACAACCAATTGGATTGTCAAATTTAGCAGATGTTCCAGATAGAAGAAATAGTACATCTAAAGAATTATCAAGTTATGTTAAAGGACTTGATACAAGAAAATATAAATAAGTTATGCCAGCACCAATTAATAGAGAATCTTTAACTAAAGGTTTAGTAGAAAGATATAATACTCAAAAAGTTGGTGGCGCATTTGATGCTAAAAAACCTACTCCTGATATTTTTGGAAAATTAGAAAAAGATTGGACTCCACCAGGCTTCGGTGGAATACCACCAGGTATTGGAATTGCAGGAATTAAAAAAGGTAAATCTAAGTACATAGAAAATTTTACTAATAAAAATTACGCACCTAATAAAAAAGGTTGATATGTATTTTAAATGGTTATATTAGGTCTAGATTCATCTACATCAGTTACAGGTTGGGCATTTAGTAAAGACGGAAAAGTCTTAGATGCCGGTTATATTGATACTAAGAAATTTGAAACGACAAAAGAAAAAACTTTTTTTGTTATATCAGAATTAGAAAAAAATCCACTAATTAAAGATATTACTGTCATTAACTTGGAAGCTGCTTTGAGTGGATTTGCTGGTGGGTTTACCAGTCAACAAGTTATCATCACACTAGCAAGACATAATGCTGTTTTTGCTTATATTATTGAAGAACACTTTAAAGTCAAGGTTAATTTGTTGTCCGTAAATACCATGCGTAAACAGTTATTTGGTAAATGTAGGATTAAAGGTATCAAATCCAAAGACTTTGTTAAAGCTGAATTAGAATCACTATGTCCAGATGTCGTAAAATTTACAGTTCTTAACAAAAAGGGTAACTGGGATGAACGAAACGGTGATATGTATGATGGCATAGTTTGTGCATTGTATAAAGATGAACCGCAACAAAATAATAGAGTTAGCAAAAAAGATAAAAGCATTAGCCGAAAAGGGTAAAGGTGGCGAAAAAAATGCGGCTAAAGAAAAATTAGAAAAGATATGTGAAAAATATAATATATCTGAGAATGAAATATCTATATCAGAAGAAAGAAAAAATTATTACATTATAATAAATGATTCAAATGAAAGAGAATTATTAATTAATGTATCATGTATGATATTGGATGTTCCTGGGTTCAAATGGAAAGAAAAAAACAAGTGTGTCTGCATTCATCTTACTCAAATAGAATATGACAATATTACAAGTGCGTTTGAATATTATAGAGACATGTACAATGACTACAAAAGATATTTAATACAAGGAATAATTTCTAGACATGCGATTGGTTATATACCAAAACCACAAACATATACCCAAGAAAATGTTATGTATCCAGATATTCCACAGACACCTCCTACACCAGAAACTGAAGATATTTCTGAAGATAATAAAAGTGAGAAATCCGAAGAAAGTAACGATAAATCTTCTAGTAAGGATAAAAAATCCGAAGATGTTGTTAAAGAGACACCAATTGATCCGATCAAATTGATGAAGATTGCAGTTGCATTGGATAAAAAACTCTGGGTTAAAAACGATCCAAATAAAAAGTTGATAGAATAAAAGTTTTACTGTAAAGTATCATTGATGTTGTTATATCAAGAAACAATAATATCTGTTTTAAATAAATTGCTGAATCAGACTCCCAAGATTCGTAAGGGAACTGATGCAGTTTATCATTGTCCTTCTTGTAAACATTATAAAAGAAAACTAGAGATCAATTTACATACAGGCAAATATAATTGTTGGGTATGCGGATTCAGTGGAACAAGTTTCAAGACTTTATTTAAGAAACTAAATGCACCAGGTGAATATTACACATGTATCGGATTAAGTCAGAAATCATTTTCTAAAAAGCCGATTACCGATTTTGTTATTTCATTTGAAGATGAACCAGAAGAACAAAAATTGGTAAGATTACCCAAAGAATTTAAACCTATAAGTGAACCAATAAACGAATTGGAATATAAACATGCAGTAAAATATCTTAAATCCAGAAATATTACCAAAAATGATATAGTAAGATATAATATTGGGTATTGTACTGAAGGTGATTTGAAAAACAGAGTGGTAATACCATCATACGACTGTAATGGTATATTAAATTTTTACACTGCTAGAAGTTTTTTTGAAACCAAAGGATTAAAATATGTTAGTTGTTCAGCATCAAAGAATATAATTGGGTTTGAATTGTTTATTAACTTTGAACAACCGATTACTTTGGTTGAAGGTCCATTTGATGCAATTGCAGTTAAAAATAATTGCATACCATTGTTTGGAAAGACAATGAGCAAACAGTTAAAATTAAAATTATTAGAAAACGATGTTCCGATGGTACATATTTTATTAGACAATGATGCGATAAAAGATTCCATCAAAATATGTGAATTTCTAATTAAAAATAGTATTCCAACAAAACTAGTAATGTTAGATGGTAAAGATCCAAGTGTAATAGGTTTTGAAAAAACTTGGCAAATGATAGATAGTTGTGATACTATGGATTTCGAAAAGTTGTTTAAGTTAAAACTAAGAATATAATATGGTAAAATATCTTAAATCAGATATAAAAGAGTTCAAGAATGTGTTTCATATTGCTGATATTCATTTGCGTCTTACAAAAAGACACGATGAATACAATCAAGTATTTGAAAGATTGTATAAAGCAGTAGAAAGGACACCCGCAGAAACTGTAGTTGCTGTTTTAGGAGATGTTTTACATTCTAAGAGCGATCTTTCACCGGAATGTGTAAAGATCACTACTGAGTTTCTACAAAATCTTGCTGACAGAAGACCAACCGTATTAATCGCTGGTAATCATGATGCTACTTTGGCTAATAAAAATAGATTGGACAGTCTAAGTCCTATTGTTGATGCAATTAATCATACAAATCTATTTTATCTAAAAGATTCAGGTCTTTATATTCTTGGAGATATTTTATTTAATCATTATAGCGTATTTGATGAACCAGATAAGTATATCAAGTTCAAGGATATTCCAAAGATTTATCTAAATGAAACTCGTTACAAAATTGCTTTATTTCATGGTCCAGTAAACAATGCAATTACTGATGTAGGATATAAAGTTGCAAGTAGAACCATTACAAATGAAATTTTTGATGGTCATGATATTGTATTGTTGGGTGATATTCATAGACATCAAGTTTTAAATCAATCCGATCCAATCATTGTCTATGTAGGTTCATTGATTCAACAGAACCATGGAGAAGAACTAAAAGGACATGGATTTGTATTCTGGGATTTAAAGACCAAAGTATTCAAACACTTTGAAATTCCAAATGATTATGGTTTTTATACAGCTGAAATAAGCAAAGGAAAATTGCTTACTGACATTTCTGATATGCCTAAAAAGGCAAGATTAAGATTGAAATGTTTTGAAAGTGTTGCGACTGAAGTTAAATCTGTATTATCAACAATCAGAGAAAAATCTGATGTCACAGAAGTGGCTTATGTTCGTGTAGATTCACCAAATTCATCATCTAGCAATATCATTGATAATACTAATTTTAATTTGAGTGATGTATCAGATGTTGATTATCAAAATAAGTTAATTACAGAATATCTTAACAATAAGAATTTTAATCCTTCAAAAGATACACTTGATAAGATTTATAAAATCAATAAGGATTTAAATGCAACTTTGGAAAAAGAATCCGTCGTAAGAAATATCAGATGGAAACCAAAGAAGTTTGAATTTGATAATATGTTTAGTTACGGTGAAGAAAATGTCATTGACTTTACCAAAATGCATAATGTAGTTGGACTATTTGCTAATAACGCATCTGGTAAATCAAGTATATTGTCTGCTTTATCTTTTTGTATTTTTGATAAATGTGATAGAGCATTTAAGGCATCTCATATTCTTAATACACAAAAGATGTCATTCCGTTGCAAATTTAACTTTGAAGTTAACAGTGTAGATTTCTTTATTGAAAGAAAAGGTAATGCAGATAAGAAAGGTAATGTTAAAGTAGATGTTAAGTTCTGGAAAGAAGAGGGTGGTAAAGTAGTTGAACTTAATGGAGAAGCTCGTAGAAGTACTAATGACATCATTCGTGATTATGTTGGTACTTATGATGACTTTATTTTAACTGTTTTGAGCATTCAAAATAATAAAGTGGGTTCGTTTGTAGATATGGGTCAAACAGAAAGAAAAGATTTGTTGGCTCAATTTATGGGACTTACCGTATTTGATAGTTTATATAATGATGCGTCTGATAAAACCAAAGAAATCAATTCATTATTGAAGAACTTTAAGAATACTGATTACACTCAAAAGTTATTGAATTTAAATTCTGACATTGAGAACTTTTCTGGTTCGCTAAGAAATGAAAATGTTAATTTAGAAAAACTAACAGATAAAAGAGAGTCTGAAAATGAAAGACTTTTGGAAGAAACAAAGAAAATTATCAATGTTAATGGTAACATTGTTGATATTGTATCTCTTGAATCAAAGAAAGTTTTATTGAGTAATTCTATATCAACACAGTCATCTAGTTTAGATTCTTATAAAAATCAATTATCATCTATTGAATCTACATTTAAGGAATACGATGAAATCATAAAGAATTATGATATTGAAGATATTACAACTAAGTATGATTCACTTAAGGAATTAGAAAGTTCATTGAGTCAAAAAGAACAAGGTATTGAAAAGAAAAAGATTGTTGTTACATCCAAATTACAGAAACTAAAGAAATTGGAAGAACATAAGTATGATCCAAATTGTACTTTTTGTACAACCAATGTATTCGTTAAAGATGCAATTAAAACAAGAGAAGAACTTGAATCGGACAAAGTTGAAGCTCAAAATCTTGTTGGGGAATATACAAATCTTAAAAATAAAGTAAATGAATTGTCTTATATAAAAGATGATTGGAAAAAGTATAATGACACGCATAAATTGCATGTTGAAACACAATCCAAGATTAATAAATTAAATAATGAAATTTTAAAAATATCAAATAAGATTAGTTCTGATCAGAACAGTCTTATTAATATTGAAAATCAGATTGAAGAATATTATAATAACAAGGATGCGATTGAATTCAATAAGACAATTAAAGAAACAATTGATGTAATTAAGTCTAATATCAAAACAATTGATTTTGAAATTAAGAATGTGAACAATAACATTATTAGTTATAATACCAAGATTTCTGGATTAGAAGAACAAAGAAAAACAATTCAAAAGTCAATTGAAGATGTAAAGGTACTTGAAGTTGAATATGAAGCATATCAATTATATACAAATGCTATCTCTAGAGATGGTATTCCATATGAATTGATTAGTCAGGCTCTTCCAACAATTGAAAAGGAAGTTAATAACATATTAAACCAGATAGTTGAATTTACGGTAATCTTACAGACTGATGGTAAAAATGTAACTACACATATTAATTATGAGGATAAACGCTGGCCACTAGAATTGGCTAGTGGTATGGAAAGATTTGTTAGTTCATTGGCTATGAGAGTAGCGTTAATTAACATTAGTAATTTACCAAGACCCAATTTTATAGCTATAGATGAAGGGTTTGGATGTGCAGATGCTGATAATTTATCGTCTATGGGTGCTTTATTTGCTTTCTTAAAGACAAATTTTGATTTTGTATGGATTATCAGTCATTTGGATAGTATGAGAGATATGGTTGACAATAGACTTGAAATTAAGAAAGAAAATGGATTCTCTAAAGTTAATTATGTATAATTAATGGGTATATATATTTATAGTATATATGCCCAGCATAAAGACAGGTCAAATTTTAGGTTTATCAAGTCAAACTGTTAATATAGAAGATAAGACATACTTATCCGAATATTTTAACCTTACAGAGTTTTCACCTGAATTCTTTGTAGGGAAAAATGCGCTAGTAATCAATGGAAGTGATAAACTTAAAATTGGCGCAGAAATACTTACCGAAGCATTTGATGGTAATGGTGTACCTCTTTTTATAGAAAAAGCTATTAGTGTTGATCAATTAACAAACAAAAGAATTATTGTACTATCAATCTATGTCTATGAACAAAATTCAATTGGTTCTGGAAAGATAATTTTAGTATCTACAACCACAGATAATAAAACGGTAAGATGGACAGCAAATATAAATATAAATGTTAATAAAGTTACCGATTCAAAAATTAGATTCTATAATCAACCATTAATTGAAGTTGAACCAATATTATCTTATGCAGTATCATCATCCGTAGAAAACAATCCAAAAACAGTTACAGGCAGTTTTCTATCAACTGCAGTCCAACCTAAAGCAGATTTTGACATTCAAAAATTTGGATATAGAAAAAATCTTGTAGATTATAGAATTATTGATAATTCTGCAAATTTTAGTTCAAGTTTAAAAAATTTCCAAGTACAATTGTATGTCAATAAAATTAGAGATTATGCGAGTTTAAACGAAATCAGTGTCAATACTACATCGTCATTTTTAATTAAAGATGTATTAAATACTACTACATTAATTTTAGATACGCCATTTACTTATAATAATAAAGTTGCTACGATTACAAGTGGTAATTATAAAATTGTTTATAATGATATTACTTATAATTCCAATTTATTTTTATCTTCGTCTTATTTGCAAGAATCTTTGGGATTAAGTGGTGCAAAACAATATAAGAAGTTTTCTTATGCGAATATAATTTATAAAAATATTAATACTTTTACAGGTAAACCTGCAAAACATAAAGTTTATAGAAAAAGTTTAAGAACTCTTGGTGATTTTGAATCTGTAATTGATGAAACATTCGGTGATACTGAAATATTAAAAGATCCTGTTACACCAAATAAAGCATTTGAAAGATTAGGTGTATTTTTTAGCCAGTTTCATATAAATAATTTTTGGTTTACAAGTTCAAATGATTTGAATCTTAAATATGACAATCAAACATTCGTTGATGGATTAAAAATATCCGGTAGTAATCTAAATGGTACATATGCAATTGTAAAAGCAAATACATCATTTACAAACAGAAATGTTTCTTATTTGCCTTATGACGCAAATCAACAATCAGAACAATCAGGATCAAATTTTGACAGTAACTTTTTGGGTTTTTATAAAGATACAGATTATGTTTTATCATTCAGAACATCTGTAGTAGAAAAAGATTCTTCTGCAATTTCTAAATTAAAGTTTTATATTACTAGTTCATTACCAAGTGTAAGTAAAAATCTAGGATATGATTCAAATCGTGGTGTATTAATTGCTGAATTTGTTTATAGTGGAAGTACAACCGGAAAATATTTTGATCAAAAACAAAATTTTGAATTTAAATTTCCGGAAGATCTTTATGGTACTTTAGTTGTTTATCCTGAAAATGTCAAACAAATAATTGTATCTGACTTGTCAATAAAAGTTTCTGAATTGTATGGATATACTGGAAATGCATATTATGTAAAAGTTCCATTCCCAATAAATGTAGCTAATGAAGTATTTGAAATAAAATCTGAACTGTATGATGTAAACTCAAATCTTTCTTATACTAATTTAAGAACCGTTCAAGTTTTTGATCCGTCTGGCAGTAGTTCGCCTCCAGATATTGGAAGCAGTACGACGATTTCAACTGATAATTTAATTGTTACTTCAAGTATTACTTGGATTAGTCCAGATTGTATATCTAATAGTCCTGTTCCTTTTAATTATTTTCTAACTTGGGATTCTGGTTCCGGGAAAATTTGTGTAATGACTTCTAGTGCGGTTGCTTCTGGAAGTATTATATCTGGAAGTGGTGGCGGTAATATTACTTCTATAATTGGTGGACCAGGAGTAACTATAATAAGTGGATCTGGTCCGATAGTAACTATTAGTGCGAGTGCTGGTGGAACAGGAAGTGGATTTCCATTTACTGGAAGTGCAGAAATTACAGGATCTTTGACGGTTACAGGATCGATATATTCATATAATATTACCTCTAGTTTATATGGTACTGCTTCTTGGGCAATTAGTGCATCAAGAGCAATTACTGCAAGTTATACAGTTTCATCCAGTTATTCTAATACATCTAGTTATTCATTAAGCAGTTCTTTTGCTACTAGTGCTAGTTATGCTAATAATGGAATACCTGCGGGAGGAACATCATCTTATATTTTAGCAAAGAGCAGTTCAAATGATTATGATACTTATTGGATACCTGCACCAACAGGTCCAGCAGGTCAAGGTGAATTTTCTTTTACATCTTCATATTTTAGTGGATCTACATCGTCAATTACCTGTTCAACTGATTATTCTTTTTGGCATTTACATACACTCAATAATTTAAATGTACATATTAGTTCATCAGTAGAATCAGGCTCATTTAGTATTAGATTAGTCTCTTCTGGAAGTACAAGTAACACAATTAATTTTTATCCATATCAACAAATAGAATGGAGTGGTGTAGCCGGTTTTGACGGTCCAGGAAGTGGGTCAATTGAAGAATCAGGTTCAATTACACTTGCACCATCTCAAGAAATGGTTTTATCCTTTATTTATTATAATAATACATCTTCTTTGTATCCCGAGAAGAAATATAGTGCATTTGTATCCGATTTAAAGACGCCAGGATTAGAAAATAAAACAATTATACCAAATCTTTATTTAATTGGAGAAGGTGATTATAGTATTGGTGGTGGTGGATTGACTGATCCAAATGCTTATATATTTACAATTAATGGAGGCGGTACAAGTCAAGACTTAAGTGGTATTGGAAGTAAAACATTTTGGGGATGGGCGCCCGTATATGTTGAAGGTGCTGGACGAAGATTTTTTCCTTTATACCAATAATTTTAAAATTGTTTATAAATATTAACATCTTGAATTTTTTGGGAATATTTATATTTAGATTTTTTTATCAAAATTTCTACATTTGAAAGGAATTTAACATATGCCAATAACTGAAGGAGGAAAATTTAGTCCTGTTGACCGTATAGTCAGTCCAGGAGTATTTACAAGAGAAAACGACCTAAGCGGAGTAGCACAAGGTGTTGCTGATATCGGAGCAGTAGTACTTGCTCCGTTTCCAAAAGGTCCTGGATTCGCACCAACATTAATCACTAACACTGCCGATCTTGAAGAAAAGTTCGGTGTTGCTGATGGTGTTTATTATGGTCCATACACTGCAAAAGAATACTTAAATGAAAAAGGATTCGTTACTGTTTGTCGTGTAGGTGCATTAACTGGATATAGACAAATTAATCCATTCGTAATCTGGGCACAACCAGGTACATGGGCCAGAAGCGGTTCTGCTGGTGCTTTAAACAGTGGTTCATCATATGTACTATATGACAGTGATAATATTTCAAGTACATTTACCTATGCTTCAGGAAGTGGTCCTGACAACGGAACATTGTCATTTATATCTGGTGCAACATTTACCGCAAAATTTAACTCTGTTGCTGGAGATGCTACTGATTTAAATATAAACTCTACAAGTGGAAGTTTATATAATAGTGGTCAAACTTACAGTTTTACTATAGGTTCCGTATCATTTGCTACATCACATGTAACCTCTTCTTATCAAGGAAATGGTGCATATACCAATGATGAAAAATTATTACAATCAATTGCAGAATCTACTTCAACCATTTCAAATTTTAGTGCATCACTAGCAAATAGTGTAACAATCACAAATTCTGACGGAAATTTGGTTGGTACTAATATTACACTGGTAAGTGGTAGTATTTTTGCTCTAAGATCTTCAACTGGATGTGGAACACAAGTTTATCTTAAAGGTGTAATCAGTGGTTCATTTGGTAAAATTACAGGAACATTTACACCTACTTGGACTGCTCCAGCTGATCCATGTAATCCAACTGCAGTAGCAGTTAAACCAAGAGTATTAGCAGTATTAGCAAATACTCAATATGGTACATTGGATAGCAGTTTCAATGCTCCTGGTTTTAGTGGTTCATCATTGACTCAAAAAATACCATCTTCTGGAAATTATAGTGGGTCTGTTACAGGTAATCCAACATCATTGAGTGATTTCCAATTAATATTGGCGCAAGATACTTCTTTAATCGGATATTATGATTTTTCATTAAATCCAGCAGATTCAAATTATATTACAAATGTATTTGGAAATGATGCAACGGTTGGTAATCAAGACGACCAAGTTTCTGGTGCTAAGATTGAAGCAGCTTATTTGTATAAGACATTCGAAGATTCAATCCAAAAAGTAAATGATGAATTAAACACTGGTGGATGGAAAGTATATGGTGCATATCTACCATCCAGTTCATTCGCAACTGGTGAAGTATTAAAGTTTACTGATCAATATTCAACAAACTTGAATGCCGGTGATTCCCAATATGGTCTAACAAGTGCAGCAACACCTTGGATTCTTTCACAAGGAATTGCTCCTTGGAGTGGTAATGCAAATCCAGGTTCTGTAACAAAATATCAATTGTTTAAAGTACACACTTTGAGTGATGGCACAAATACAAATAAACAATATAAGATTGAAATCAGCAATGTTAAATTGTCTGGTACTGTTGCAGGAAGTGATTGGGGTTCATTCACACTTGCAGTAAGATCTTATAGTGATACTGATAAGAAGCCAAAGTATTTGGAAATCTTCCAAAACTTGAGTCTAGATCCAAATTCTTCAAACTTTGTTGCTCGTAGAATCGGTGATAGATACAATTTTATTACTTATGCCGGTAAGATCATTGAATTTGGTACTTATACAAATTTGAGTAAGTATGTAAGAATTGAAATGGCTACTATACCATATCCAGTATCTGCTGTTCCTTATGGCAATGAAGCTTATGTTACTCCACTTGGAGGTACAATTGGAGATTATGTTCCAGTAGTACAATATAGCAAAGCAAGTATTTACGGAATGGCTCCAGGTAAATATGCGTCTGGTACTGTAATGAGTGACATTCCACTTGGTGCAGATAGTGAATTGACTTCTCTATATCCAACCAGTTCTGCAAATGCAGGTGTAAAGGTTGATACAGAACAATATTTTGCTCCTCTACCATTTGGTGCTACTGTAGGATATAATATCGCATTTGACTTGGAATCAACAAGTTCTAATGTTGGTACAGGTTCACTACTCGCTGCTTCATTGAGCGGAAGCATTCCTTCAACATATGATGCAACTAACGAAGCTACATATGTTAAGATGCGTAAATTCGTAGTTGGATTCCAAGGCGGATTTGATGGTCAATCACCAGCAATTCCAATTAATGTTGGAAGTGACATTATCGCAGGTAATACTCAAGGTTTGAATTGTACAAATATCAATAGTGCAGGTTCAATCGCTTACAAACAATGTGTAGGTGCTCTTGGAAATGCCGATGAATTTGACATCAACTTGATCGTAACACCAGGTATTTTCCACGAACAACACAGTTATGTTACTGACTTGGTAACAGATATGTGTGAAGCCCGTGGTGATACATTCTACATCATGGATAACATTGTGTTCCCATCAAGCAATCAAACAGTAGGATTGATTGATGCCGCAGTAAACGATGTATCTACAATTGATAGTAGTTATGTTTCTACATATTATCCTTGGGTTAAGATTCTAGACACTAACTTGAACAAGATTGTAAGTGTACCTCCTTCAGTAGTAATGCCAGCAGTTTATGCTGCTAATGACAATGCTGCTGCTGAATGGTTCGCACCAGCCGGTTTAAACCGTGGTGGAATCGCACAAGCAGTTCAAGTTCTAGACAGAACAACTCACGGTGAAAGAGATACATTGTATGAAGGTCGTGTAAATCCAATCGCAGCATTCCCTGGTCAAGGTATCTGTGTATGGGGTCAAAAGACACTTCAAATTCAACCAAGTGCTCTTGACAGAGTAAATGTTCGCAGATTGTTAATCGCACTTAAGAAGTTTATTGCAAGTAGCAGTAAGTTCTTGGTATTCGAACAAAATGTAGCTGCTACAAGAAATCGTTTCTTGAGTATCGTAAATCCATATTTGGAATCAGTACAACAACGCAGTGGATTGTACGCTTTCCAAGTTGTAATGGATGATACAAACAATACTCCTGACTTGGTTGATAGAAATATCCTATACGGACAAATCTATCTACAACCAACAAAGACTGCTGAATTCATCGTACTTGACTTCAACATTCTACCAACAGGCGCAACCTTCCCTAATGGTTAAACAACGCTAAACAACGAACCCCACTTAGAAATAAGTGGGGTTTTTTCTTTGTTAAATCTATTTATATTGTACGATGATTAAGCTAACTGACTTATTATTAGAAGCACAAATGCCTTCTAGTGAACAAGATATGGATTTTTATGCGAAAAAGTATAAGAAAACCATTGATTATTTAAGAAATAAGAATAAAGTACTATTATTGACTACCAGTAATAGATGGTCACAACACAAAGAAGATGTACCTAAAAGCAATCAACTAGCTACTAAAATTCAAGATTTATTAGGCAAAGAAAAGGTAACTCTTATAGACACTACCAAACTAAATATATTTCCATGTGAAGGTAATGTAAGTAGCAATAGAGAATTTGGTGGCAATCATTGTGGAACTGCAAAAGCATTATTAAAAGATAAAGAAAAGAATCCGAGTGGATATCATCGTTGTTGGGCTAGTATAAATGAAAAGAACGATGAATTATGGAAAATAAGTAAAGAATTATTTGAAAGTGATACCGTTTTATTTTTTGCTAGTATAAGATGGGGACAAGCAAATGGATATTATCAAAAATTAATTGAAAGATTAACTTGGATTGAAAATAGACATAGTAATTTGGGAGAGAAAAATATAGTAAAAGATATTGATGCTGGTTTCATTGCAACTGGACAAAATTGGAACGGTAAAGATGTAACTGAAACACAAAAAGAAGTACTTCAATTTTTTGGATTCAAAACACCAAATGAATTATTTTGGAATTGGCAATTTACTGATAATACATTGGATGAAACAACTCGTTCATATAATAAAGCGATAACTGTATTTGATAAAACATTTTTAAAACCATATGATAAAGCTGAATAACTTAGAACAATTTTTGGTATCTAATATATTGATAAACGAAGCTACTCGTATAGATCATGCCGAAGATTTAATTTTTTGGGAAGGATCAAAAGGAGCAATTCGTTCCATTAAAAGTTTTATTGAATTAGAACAAGGGGGATATAAAAATGTTACAATGAAATGGGATGGTTCTCCTGCGGTTGTATTTGGCAGAAATGACGAAGGTAAATTCGTATTGACAGATAAAAGTGGATTTGTTGCTAAAGGATATAATGGTAGACCAACTTCACCGGAAGAATTGGAACAAATGTTTTTGAATAGAGGTAAAAGTGTTAAAACAGACGAATATAGATTTTTCGTTCAAAATATGAAAAATGCATTTTCAATATTTGAATCCGCAGTTCCATCTACATTTAGAGGTTATTTTAAGGGAGATTTGTTATATTTTAATACGCCATTAATTGAAAATGGACGATATGTTTTCAAACCAAATATTGTAACTTATGCAGTTGATATTAATTCCGAGTTGGGACGAAAAATTGCTCAAAGCAAAGCTGCGGTTGTAGTTCACAGAGAAGTGGATAGTTTTGGAAATGAAACTGCAATTACAAATTACAATATATTTCAAGGTAAACAATTATTGGTAATACCACCTATATCTGTAAATAATCCACCAGATGTAAATGAAAAAAGATTAAAAGATATTATACTTTATATAAATAAACATGCTAGAAATATAGATGATTTTATTAATCCTTCTAAATTGGCTAGTATGAAAATGACTAATTTTCCAGATATTTTATATAAATATTTGAACAGTAAAGTTGATACTGGATTAGTGAATATTGGTGATGATTTTATACAATGGGTAGATCAAAGTAATCTTACAGGAGCGATGAAGAAAAAGATTACTGATTATGTTAGTAGTAATCGTGACGGATTTGAATCTTTATGGAAAGTAGTTGTAGAAATAATGTCAGTCAAAGAAGAAATTATTAATCAAATCGATAATCAAGATACTGAAATTAAATCATATATAGGCAATGAACCAGGAGGCGAAGGTTATGTATTCTCTCACCCAGAAGGTGATATTAAGTATGTTTCTCGTTCCAAATTCAGCGCAGCAAATAGAGCTGCACATAAACAACCTATTGATGAAGGTGGTTGGTTAAAACCAGAATTAACTTCCAAAACAGTTTTGTCTCCAGATACTATTGAAAAAGCAACTGAAAAATTTAAGGATTTTTTAGCTGATTTGAATATGTTTTTAAGTAATGTACCGTTGGCTCCAATAAAGGATTATCAAATATTAGGTTCTGCTGGGTATTATAAACAAGACCAACAAGACAAAAAAGAAATAACATATGGTGATATTGATGTAATGGTTGTTATACCTATTGAATCAAAAGATGATGTCACCGATACAAAAAAAGAATATATAAATAATGTAATTAAATTTATTGAAACAAGTGGTCAAAATTATATTGATATTGAAAGTGCAAAGAGATCTGACGGTAAACAAATTATAATTAAAATTGAAGAAGACACTTGGGTTCAATTAGATTTATTATATACTACAAAAATATATAAAGATTGGTTTGCTACTAGATTTACTCCAGAAAGAGGTATAAAAGGATTTACAATGGGAGGAATGTACTCTGCATTGGCAGAAGTTCTTAATATTAGAATTGGTGATACAGGTGTAAGAGCTAAATTTAAGGATGGTAAGATTGTATCTCCAATGTTAAGAAAAGATGTTGTAGATAAATTAATATCAAACAGTCCTCGTACATTTTTAAGAGATTTGGCAGACTTTTTGGCTGAATTGTTTAATAAAAAAATTACTATTATTGACCCAAATTTATCTGCACATAGTGGTGTAAATCCACAGGATGTTAAATTAAAAGATTTGACTACAGGAGTTCTAGGATTTGCAAGAACTCTTGATAAGAATGGCATTCTTTCAGATTTAGGATTTGATTATGCATCATTTATCAAAGCTATAAAAGACAAATATGCCGAAAAAATGATTGAACAATATTCAAAGAAAGAAAAGAAAGCAACCACACCAGAAACTCAAGCATCAATTGATAAAATCAAAAAACACGCTGATATAGGAAACAAAATCGTAAACGATATATTGAGAGAATTTTTAATTACGGAAGGTGGTAATGCAGTAGCTGCAAATAGTGAATTGCCAAAACAGTATTTGGATTCTACCGTAAAAAACGGTTTGAAAATATGGAATCTTGATTCTTTAAAATATGAAATAATCGGAAACAAATCAAAACCAATATTGGGTGATATTGATGTTGCAGTATCTACAGAACAATTGAATGAATTGCTTGGTATAAATTATGATTATGATAAAAAGTCATTTTATGAAAAATTAAAACAACATGTAGAATCAAATACTCCATCAAATGTACCAACACCTGCTTTTAAAATAAATACAGGATTGGACCAATTGCATTTGAATGTTCCTATTGTAGATGAAGATGGCAATCCAGTAAAATCCACAGAAATACCAAATGAAGATGGTTATGTACAAATTGATTTGATGATTGGTGATTTAAATTTCATGATTAAGGCTTTATCCGGAGCACCAGAATCAAAATATAAAGCTGCGTTAAGAAATATTCTATTAATGAATATTATGTCACATAGTTATGAACCAACCGAAGATCCAAATAAGATGAAGAGATATCAATTTAATTGGAAAAAAGGTCTTCAAAGTGCGGATGTTATAACAAATGAAAAAGGTAAACAAGAAAAACAAAATATAAAAACTGTTTATACTGATATGGACGATGTTGCTGAATTTTTATTTGGCAAAAATGTAACATTTAATGATATTAACACTTTAGAAAAACTAATTAAATTAGTGAAAGGTAATACTTTTCGTTATAAAAACAAAAGAACTGAAATCTTAAATGATTTCAAAAAGGAATTGGATAGATTAAAAGTAAAGTTATGAAAAGAGCAACAGGAAAAAGCAATCTCGACATAGTTAAAGATTATGTTGAGGGAAACCGCCCATTTATTCAAGTTGGTTATGATCCTAACTTGAACAACAGTAAAAGAAAAGAAGGTGAAGAATGGGAAGATGGTCAAGGAAATAAATGGGTTTGGAAAAATGGAAGTAAAAGAAAAGTATCCAAACTCGGACAAATAAAAATTGATCAAAGATGTAGTATCTGTAATGCAGATATGAAATTTGGCAATTATTTAGATGATAGATTTTATCCTAAAACAGGCAAGTGTTATGATTGTACTATTTCATTTGATAGTAAATTAAAAGTATTAGGTGTTTATGCGGACTATGAAAGATATAAAATCTATAATAGTATGCTTTCAGAAATGAAAGATTTTAAGAAAAATATTACTGATAGTATTGAATATTTGGAAAAGAATCCAGAAGAAAAGTTACAATTTTTTAATGATGATGGTAGTCAAGAATTCTGGACGGATGATACTACACAAATACAAAAAGTATTGTCTGATTTAAAAGAAGATTTGAAAAATGTTGAGGAAAATATTGCAAAAGCAAACGAAGAATTGACTAAATTAAATTATAATCCAGAAATAGAAAAGAAAGCCAAACAAATGGTTTTGGATAAATTAAATCAATGAGTACTCCAAAGACACTTAAAGAAGTAATTAAGGAGGAATATAAGAAATGTCTTGTAGATCCAATTTACTTCATGAAAAAGTATGTTAAAATTCAACATCCTATTCGTGGAACTGTAAACTTTGATTTATATCCATTTCAAGAAAAAACTTTAACTGATTTAGTAGACCACGATTTTAATATCATATTAAAGTCTAGACAAATGGGTATTAGTACATTAACCGCCGCATACAGTTTGTGGTTAATGGTATTTCATAAAGATAAAAATGTTCTTTGTATTAGTATTAATCAAGAAACATCTAAAGAAAT